CCCCGAACACCGATAACCGTGGCAACCTCGGTACGGCGGCATTAACGTGGGCAAGCATGCGCGTCACCTCCGCCATTTTCGACTCTTCGATCTCTGTCAGTGGTACATCTTCCTTCGGCGGTGCAGCCACCTTCAACGATAGCGCCACTTTTAACAGCGATGTGTTTATTAATGCATCCATGAGTCCACTCACCGACGGCACATACGAGCTCGGAGAGGTGGGGACACCCGCACGATGGAACACCGGGGCCTTTGCACTTGGCATCTCGATTGGTGACAATGCAACCGCATTCAACATGCATCTGCGATCGAATTCCAGTTCCAATTATACTGCAGATCGTATCTTTACCTTTGACACTGGCGATCGGGATATGACGCTCAAGATGCGTAGTGGCACTGCTACCATTGACTTTGCTTCTCTCGCTGTTGGACGCTGTGAGACTTCGGGTACAACAATCACGGCCACCGGTGCCGCCGACGGTGATGGCATCGCTCTTGGTGTTGGCAACGCCGCTCTGAATGCATCAGGCTCGACATTTTTCGCTTGGGTCAGTTCAACCAATACGGTAAGCGTGAAGCATTGTTGCCACGACAACAGTGCTGGCGCCGGAGCCGCATGCGATCCCGGTAGTGCTACCTTCCGCGCATCTGTCCTCAACGATTAGGAGCCATTAGATGAAACGATTTCTTGGTCTATTTGCTGTCGGTGCCGGTATCGCTATTGTGGTGATTGTTACTTACTCCTGGGCTACCGACGAGCCGCTGGTGTCGTCATTGACGCGTCCACTCGGAACCCACATTCGTATTCAAGGAGCCAGGATCAGTATCTCTTTTCCGGTCGTAGATCCCAACGGACTATTTGAAGGTCGCATCGGACTGGCCGTTACTGCTCAGGAGCTCATTGATGACCCCAATGTCAGCGCGCAAGATAAACAGAATCTCGCCACTATGGTTACGCGTTTGGCTCGATACAAGGGGCTCATCCCATGACTCTCCCTGCCCCTCTGAATTTACGTGCAACTTCGACCCTCGGCATGGGCCAGCAGTTCACCTGGTCGGCTGTGACAGGTGCCAAGACATACTCGCTCTATGTTGACGACGAGGAGCAGACAAGCGGCATCGTACCTACGGCTTCGGCTCCTGGGTGGGCGTACCGCATGGTGCCTGGGCTGACCTATAACGTCCAGGTACGCGCTTTTGATTCGGCAGGCCAAGGCGGGGAGTTTAGCCTGCCCCTGATACTCACCCCAACAGTGACACCTATCACTGGTACGAAACATATCCATTTGCAGCAGCTTACATTCCCGGACGTGGAGCCGGTCCAAAAGTCAGACATCGAACTCGCCGCGATCATGAACACGATGTCCACCTGGTTCCTGAAGGTCTCAGGCAAGCGGTTCACCTATACCTACTCGCTGTCTGGCTGGCGCATGGCTCCGATGGCGATTACCGAATACTGCAAGAGGATCCCGCCCAAGCCCGATGGTTCACCTGGAACATGGCAGGCCAACGGCGGTCTTTGGTACGGCCTGCTCTCCTCTCTAACCCAGATGCCGGACGTGAAGACCATCTTCTCCGACAGTCCGTCATCAGACTCCTACGTCTGGATCGTGAACGGAACCGGAGAGACAGGATTCTCCAACGCATTTTCCGCCCGATGGGTGGATGTCTTCGGCTTCCTCCACGAGTGCGGCCATCAACTCGGATTGCTCCATGCGGGTGACATTGCTCCGCAATACCCGGAGATACGGCGCGCGCCGGAAGACTTGTTTGATGACACAGACCCTCGATGGTTTTGGGGACGCTACACGGATCCATATGATCCGATGGGCGGAAACGCCGGTATCGCCACCTTCAACTACAGCGCCCACAATCTTGACGTGCTTGGATGGCTCCCACCTAACTCTACGCGCGAGGTTACTACAGGCGTCTATCAGATCGCACCAATTGATGGTCCCAACTGGCGATGGGGACCGCGCGAGCTTCGTGTCCCTCTGGGCGAGAAGGGGCTCTATTACTCTATCGACTACCGCCAGGACATAGACGCCATCTGCGTTCGGCTTAAGCATCCGCTCAAGGGCACTCCGGACACCACGACGAACCTCATCTATCCGTCCACTGGGAAGGCCATCAAATACGGCCAGTCCGTCACGGATGACTTCCGAGATCTGCGCATTCACTACTGGTCGAAGATTCTCGGATGGGCGAAGGTGAAGGTGGAACGCATTACATAATCTCGCTAGAGGAGGTGCCCCGCCATGCCAGAAGATCCGAACAGTCTTCTTGCCCTTGCCCAGAAGGGAATTGACTGGGCCACGGAAAGAACTGGATGGGCTGCCGGTACATTGATTGTCATTGTTGCCATTGTCTGGCTCGTCTACCATCCGCCACCGTTTCTCAGGAGGAAGCAATGAAGCGTGTTGCCCTGCTCGCGGCATTGATTGCCGTGCCGTTGTATGCCGCAGAAAAACCAGTATTGAAATCTGGACGAGTTTACATTGAACCGTGCCCAGTCTGTCAGATCTGTGCTCCCGCTCCGGTAACGGAAGAAGTTTGTCGAGATATCATTATCGAGCGCGACCATCTGCAAACAATTTTGACGACACCCAGGGAGTGTCCGTCCGAACTCCCAAGGGGGAGTCTTCAGCCGGACAGCGACCTTGGCAACAGCGGGATCGAGCTTGGCAGGGATCCTGACTCTATCTTGGCTGAGTTACCGGCTCCTCAGAAAGTTGTATCGTCGGATCGCGGATGGAAACGGTTCTGGATCGGAATAGCCGTTGGTTCTGTCACCGCATTGATTCTCGAGAACCAATGGGATGATGACGAAGTCGTCCACCATCACCACGAACACAACCATGAAGTTGAACCGCCGAAACCAGATTGGTGTTGGCCACCGGGTCTCTGCAAAGAATGAGAGGAGGATCATGTCCTTCAGTCTGAGTGCGAGGAGCAAAAAGAATCTTGAAGGTGTGCATCCGAACTTGGTTCATTGCGCCGAACTCGCTATCCAAGAAACCACAGTAGATTTCGCTGTGATATGTGGCATGCGAACGGCCGAAGAGCAAGAGGCTGCCTTCCTGCGTGGTGCTTCGGACCGTCGGACCGGGGGTAAACATCAGATCGGTTTGGCAATTGACGTCATGGCCCTTGTTGGAGACCTAGACGGAGACGGCGACAGCGATGAGAATTGGGAAGACACGTATTATTATGAAATCGCTCGCGCCTTCAAACATGCCAGCACGACGCTGGGCGTGTCAATGACCTGGGGTCTCGTATGGGATCGACGGCTGGCAGATCTTAGCGACAATCTTGGCCAGGAAGCCCATGATTATTTCTGGGTGCGAAAGCGCGGCAAGGGTCGTCAAGACGGTGGGCATTTCGAATTGTATTTCAACTCCGAACAGGTGGTTCAGGCATGAACAGACTCCTCAGGGGGATCATTGTGAAGAAATTGGTGCAAGCCGTTCGTGACACACCGTGGCTGTCGAAAGCACTGCACAGTGCAACATTCGTTTCCGTGCTCACTATGGTCTGGACCGGCTTCACAGCTTCACATCCGGCAGTGTGGTGGATTCCGATTGTGACTCAAGCCCTTGGTCAACTTCTGCCTAGTGCTGCGGGACACCCGGAAGAGAAGAAATAAAATTGTGGCGGTACTGATTCCCTTCCTCGTCGATTTGCCACGCTACCCCCGACCGGCGAGGACGCGTCCGTCAGTACCGCCACATGTCAAGATTTATTTATCAAGATTCGAATCTCATCCCATCCACAACTGCAAGCGTCGTAGATAGGATATCGCAAGAACTTGCAATCCCAATTGTGCCGTCCGAACGTCCGCAGCGCCTTTTCCATCTCCGCGAGCCGGGCTTTGAGCACATCCACGCCGTTCTTGGTGGTCTCCCAGTCGCCACCAAAGGCGTCGTAGGTCTGCAAGAGTACCTGGGCGTCACGCCTCGCCACGTCTCGCTCCTCCGTGACCTGGGCGAGCCGGGCCTTGAGGGAGTCCACTCCGTTCGAGACGGCTCGCTCAACTCGCTGCTCTATTTCCGCGCCGCTGCACCACGGCCTCTGCTCCCTGACGGCGGAGAGGGCGGCAGCTAACTCACCACGAAGCCGCTCACAACTAGTGCAATCGGGATGGTGCCCACCGACAGGCAGGGACGCTCGCTCCGCTGCCTCGCACAACCTCTCCACAGCGTTCGGCGCGGGCTTCGTCTCATCGGGCATCAGCGGCTTCACAGCCCCATCTCCTTCCTCACGCGCTCGGCGGCCTTGTAAAGCGTGCAGATTGTGCAACCCTCTACGTCTCGATGAATGACGGACTTGCAGACACGATCTGCCGCCTCCACCAGTTCGCGGACGGCCACGCCCGCTTCGTGACTTTGCCACCATGTCTCGATCTTGGCTTTCTCGGCCTGATGCTCCATCCAGCCCGGCTCCTCTCTCGGCTTCTCCTCACCCTTCACGGCTGAACTCCTTCGGCTTGAATCGGCTGAACCAGGCCATCTCCCCCACCCAATAGTTGCCGCACACACACTGGCAGAACCCGTGATGGCCGTACCATCTCCAACATCGGCACAGATTCTCAAGATCGAAGCAGCGCTCCCGCATCATCCAGCCGACAAACTGCCTCAGCGACATCACCGGACGAATCCATCGCCGCTCACCCTTCACGGCTGGCCTCCTTGTTCTCTGCCGCTTCCAGTCCTCCCGGGTGCTCTTGACTCCAGTATCGGATCGGCTTTCCGAGCTTCGTCGCGTGAGCGATTTCGTTGCGCGTTGACTCTCCGATGTAGCCGCCGACGTCCAGCACCAGCACCTCATCAGCCATTTCGATCTTTCTGAAGTGGAGTGCATCAAGTGCAATCTTCTGCTCGTCGGTGCAGCCCTCGCTTGCCTTGTGGGCCTTTTGGGCGTGTGGATAGAACCCAACCGATAGCACGATCCGCCCTTCCATCGTCTCTTGGTAGTTGGCCCGCTGGAATGTTGTGTGGAACCGCGTCGAACCGCAAAGGCACACAACCCTAGGCCGCTCCGCAACCAACGGACCGACGCTGACGTGGGGGCAGGCGGGGCTCGCCTCCAACGAAGCGGCGACGTCCTCTAGCTTATCGGCTAGATACCCCCAATCTTGAGAGATTTGCCCGCTCACCTCCCTCAGCAGCGCCGTGATCTCTTTCGCGTTCATAACTCCTGCTCCGGTGAAAAGTAGATGCGCGGCTTCCGCTGGACAGCAAGACATCGTAAGCAGATCCGCTGCATAAACGTTGCGGCTTCCCACGTCGGGTATACCGCAGGCGTATGCCACGGCCCCCACGTGTGCGCCCACGGGCAAGGCTTCATCTTCCGCTTGGTCGTCGCCATCGCTTCTCCCCCGCGAACGAACTGCACAGATCCCGAATCGCTCCGCACGTTTGACACCACAGAACGTCGCCGTACCAGATGGCCCGATGCCTATGCCTCCACTTCCCCTGCCGACTCGCCCGCTTGCGCTTCGTCTCAGGCATCCTTCACCCACTTTGCGATGACGCCTTGCTCTATGGTTGGACCAGGCGGCAACGGCTCGACGCGCACGCCATATAGTGTCATCGTATCGAGGCTTATGATCTCGCTCTCAGGCATCCCCGTCCTCCTCGAACATCTCTCGTAGCCAAGCGATCAGGCGAGGTATGTCGGGGGGCTGAATCTCGTAAGCGTTGATAGTAAGCCCACCTTTATAGTTGACTCTCGCCAGTACGATGTCTGCCGCATTCATGAATTCCACCTTACCGAACTCTGCCAACTTCTGCGCCTTCGTCATTTCGTCCCCCTTTCTGAATCCCCTCCTCCATCGAGCGCCTTGGAGGGGCAGTCCGCGTGGTAGCAGACAGCACAGGGGCCTATTCGCGGCCGTGGTCCTGTAATGGCCCGCTCGAACGCGGTGCGGCCAGGTCCGGCATCCGTGAAAAAGGGTGCCCCTCGCGGAGCCGGAGAAAGGGGCTGATCCGAACGCTCCACCGAAGCGCACGCTCGCCTGGCCGCAAGATCAATCACAACTCCAGCACCAACACGCCGGGGTCGCATCGTTGCAACCACATACAGCGTGCCAACCGGCCGCGCATGGCCCCGCATGGCATTCGCCACCAGTGCAACTCACTGAGCAAGTCTTAGCCCCGCACCCGCTCGTCCCACTGGTCCCATCACCCGGTATCTCGGCCGGTTCCATCCCGATGCGGATCGGCCTGCTCAGGTCCACGTCCACTCCCGTGGCGAGCCTGAACTGCTCACGCTGCTGTGGAGTCATCTTGCCCATGCAGACGACGCCAGGCTCGCCACAATCCAATGGCGGTCGCTGTGGCCCACCGGCCAGACAGAACGCTCCAACACCCATCGCCAGAAAACATCCCACCAGCGCACTACGCTTCATTGCGGCCTCCTCTTAGCCGTGACACCGTTGACACGCGCACTTCATCCGACCGGCCACGCCGGGACATTCCGATCTCTACGATCTTCATGTCAGTTCTCCTTTGAGCATTATGCTCGTTTCCATGCACGGGCTTTCTTCATCAGTCGGACAAAAACCCGGGGACCGACTCGTTCCTTTTCCTCTTTGGTTTCGTAGAGCTCAGCGTCATGTATGCATTGTCGGATATAGTCACTGAGAGTCCATTCGTGATTCGTTGCATTTCCTGCCCGATCGACGATATCGAGAAGGTTAAGATCCGTGAGCACTCGTTGCACCGTTGCGAGTGGATAGCGAGTCTTCTTGGCAAGATCACGTGTAGGTACTGAATCGTCGCTCGTCGGTGCTTCATTGAGCATACAACGGACCACATCCTCGGTTCTTTGAGGAGCCGTATCAAGGACAACCTTCTTGAGCACCGAGTAATCATGGTCGTTCACTTCCTTTCGATCGTGTAGTATCGCAAGGCTCTGTCCCAACTTAGCAAGTTGCTTCCCCAGCCGACTGCCTACCTCCGCCGAAGGTCTCGACGTCATGATCTCATTCCGATAAATGTCTCTCGAGACGGTGCCTCGTAGTCGCGCTCCAAACTTAGCTAACGCTATTATACGACGAACAATTGCAGATGGAACTTTCGGAAGCTGACCAGAGTGGATTGCTCTCGAGAGGAAACTCTGAACAACGTCCTGGAGCTCCCATCGCATTTGGATTTCCTGATTGATGTTGTCGATACTGCGTCGGATGACTTGCTCTTCTTCGTGATGCACCAAGTTGTCCCCGACGCAAATTTTCAAGAACCGTTCTCCAAGTGCATGGTGTTGCTGGCTGAGTTCGTAGATCTTGGGCGTCACGCCCGCGAGTATTGTAAACCGGCTTTCGTACATTCGGCTTATCCCGTTTCCGAATTCTTTACCGCAGCGACCGTCGTAAGCGTCTCTCAGGATTCCAAAGATCTCATCCTTGTCCAGATCGCGCATAGAGAGGATGCTGGTAAAGTCCTTGATCACTAGCATTTTTCCATTCAATTTCGGAATCAGAGATGGGTCCGCGCCGTTACGCATGGTGGATCCCGAAATGAGACTCTTGGGCGATAAAGAACTTGTCATGTAAACATCTGGACATAATGCCAACGACGTAAGCGTTTCCGTCTTGGCTCCTCCTGGCGGAGCCACAAGGAACATCCATAGGGGATCACCTTCGATTCGACAACTCAATGCCACAGCCAACATCATCTCAACCGCGTATGTGTTCTCAAGATGGAGCCAGGTTTTGAAAGTCTCGATCACGTTCGTTAGTGTTGCCGGCTTAGTCCATTCGGATTTCCGTTCACTAGTCCCCGCAGTTGCTGGGGCAGATCCCAAGAATCTAGGCTTGTCCTTGATTAGCCCCTTGAGCTCCTCGAAACATTTCTTCGCTGTCTTCTTGATCACGGCACCGTAGCTAATCCAGTCGCGCAGATCGAATCCCGCTTCTACCTCCTCGGGCCAGTGGACGTAGCTGATCGATCGAGCAACGTATCGGAGCCGGTTCGTTAACAATTCTTCTCCGGCCCGTCCAGCCTCGTCGTGGTCGTAACAGGAAACCACCATACGCCCACGGAACCACTCGCACCAGTCCTCTTTGAAGCTTCCCGCACCGGGGACTCCAACGGCCAAGCCTGGCTCACTAAGCTTGTGGAGAAGCCAGCTTAAAGCAATGGTATCCCACTCCCCCTCGCAGACGTACACCGGATCATTGCTCGGTGGCAAGGAGGCCAGTTTCTGGGCCATTAACAGGCCTGTCTTGCAACCCGCGGTACTGAGGGTCTTTCCGCCAGGAGAGAACATGCGAACGTCCTGGACCCTGCCCTTTCCGTTTCGAATTGGTAAGCTGAACTTCTTTCCGGACCATCCGATTTCGAAATCCTTGAAAGCCTCAGTTGGAAGTTTGCGATCTTCGGACAGTTGCCTGAGTTCCCCCTTGCCGAATTGCGATCGATATAAATTTGAGATCTCCTCCAAGAAGGTCTGGAGGTTGCCAGACAGTCCAGCCGTTTTTGAATCCCAAAGACCCGTTTTCATGTTGACGTAGAATTTGTCTTCGCGGTCGCTGAAGGGACAATTGCCAATTGCCTGATCCCCGTTTTGGGCAGCGAATCTAATGCCATGTGCCTCGAATGACTTCAGGTAGTCTCGCATCTCAGCGCGATCTCACCGGAATACCTCTCTGTGACTTTAGGATTGTAATGTAGCTGATGAGTCGTTCCAGTTCACGTTTGGACAGATCCGATCGTCCCTTTCGACGTCTACTGATCCCGATAGTCAAACAGATCTGGTCACAGAGCTCGGACCTTCGCACCTTCACAGTTCAACCTCTTTGGCTTCAGACCAATTCGTTCTAGTCATCTTGAATCCGATAGGTAATGGAACCGGGATCCCGCACTTCGAACTGTCAGCCTGTGCTGCGGATTGAATTTCCCGCATGAGAGATTTGGAATGAAGTCGCTCTGGCAACTCCAAGAAGAGTTCGTCGTGGAGTTGTCCCATCATCCGAAGCTTAGGATGGATATCTGCAATTCGAATCATGGCACGCTTGATGACCTCCGCCGCACTACCTTGGATCATGTAGTTAACACCCCGGTAGGCAAAGTTCGGTTCGATAGGATACTCACGACCGAACAGATTAATCAACAACCCTTCTCTTCGGACCTTGTTCGATAACCGTTTGATATACCGGTTCACTCCAGGAAGCCGGTTGTCAAAATCATTAACGAATTCAGCAGCTTGCTTCCTGTCGCATCGAATCAGGAAGGCGATCTTGTCCAACCCACCACCATAGAACTTTGAGAACAAGATCATCTTGGCTCTCTGGCGCCACCACTTCTTGAATTCCTCAAAGTCCGATCGATCACCCCAAGCCGCCTGAGCCGTGCTGAGATGAAAATCATGCCCGGAGAGTAATGCTTTTGTCATGGACGGTTCTTGTGCTTGGAAAGCAAAGATCCAAACTTCGATCTGACTATAGTCCGGCATGTACCAAAGATAACCCGGCCTGGGACCGAAGCATTCCCGTTGCCGGGCACGAATGAAGGAATGACGTCGTGAGGTTTCTGCGGATGCCACTTGTTGCAGGTTCGGATCCGAACAGGACATTCGACCAGTGATAGGACCAGCTTGACGATAAAAAGGATGCAACACGAAGGAACCGTCTGGCCGGTCACAGCAAAAAAAATCGTAAGCCTCTAAGTATTCAATAACCTTTTTGCCAGCTTTCCATTCCAAGATCGCACGAGCCAACTTGTCACCATCCGGACCGTCACCGTCAACGTCCGCACCGCTGGCAGAACCTCTGGCCCAATACATTAACTGTTCGGCATCGATCTTGTGGTCACCGTTTCGGGTGTCCGCAGAAGTGCCATAGCCTTTCTGCTCGATAAAGATCTGCTTCAACTGCTTGTGCGACTGACAGTTCAAATCTTTTTGCCCGAGTCGAGACATGACTCGTCGTTGGTTTCGCATGTACTGCAAGTAGAAATCTTTCAACTCGGAAGCCTTCTGGGGGAGATAGGTCATTCCGTATCGACGCATCTTCAACAGTACTCGCATCAAACGCATCTCAGTTCGATACACGTCCGTGAGTCGCCCACCATCACTTTCATTCTCGTTGAGCACTTGCCGCAGCAGCAAGAGCAACATCATGGTTCGTTTGGAGTCGAGCCTGGAGTAACGTTCCAATAGATCCGGTTTCGCGAGCCAGTAGTCTGCATTGATATGGTTGCGACCGTGAGTGTCCTCCGTCGCAATCCTCCAGCCTTTAGTTTTGGCTTCTCGCCTCGCACGGCGAACATCTGCCATAAGATCGGTCTCGTCCTCTACTCCAATGCCCAGGAATTTTGTGGACAAGAGTTTCAGTCCGAAGTTCTGCTGTGCTGGATTTGCAACGTGAGCCATGACGAGAGTGTCATGAATCGTTTTTGCACGAACTTGAATCCCAATTATCTTCAGCATCTCGAGATCAAACGGTGCATTATGGAATCCGATTACTCGCTCTGGATCCTCACACCATTCACGGATCTGGGCGAGTTCTGAGTCTTGCCAAGTTACCTTCCTGGTTTTGGGATTGACCAGGCCCCTCCAGAAGTAGGTTTTCATTTTGGTAGTGCATGCGGAGATAGCAAATGGTTCGTCACCGCCTAGAGCTTGTCGGATACGCAACCGGGTCTGGTAAGGATTCAAACCGGTCGTTTCGGTATCGATTACAATAGTGTTATCTGGAATCTTAATCATCAGCCTACCAGATCAATGCACGCACCGGAAAGCATTCTCACTGCTGGGTTCGAAACGATCGCAGCCACGTACAGTGCCACTTCACGCGGATGAGCTTCCTTGCCCGTCACCGACGAAGCGGCAAAGTAATTTGAAGCTTGTTCCGCCGTCCAACCTCGCAACTCTCGAACTCGTTGGTCAATCTGGTTGCTCATTGCGGTGTTTGACATTTTGCCTGGGTTGATCGAGAACACAGTGATGTCAGATGTCTTCGTCAATTCTCTTGCCATCTGCCGTGTTGCCATAGCAAGTGCCGCCTTGGAGCAGTTGTAAGCTAGTGAATGTCGCATTGGCTTGTACGAGGCATCACTCACAATATTGCAGACGGTACCGCGTGCAGCCCAGAGCATCGAGAAAAGATTCTTGACCAACATTACTGGAGTGATAAAGTTGACACGCATGATCTCTTCGAGATCCTCGACGGTAAGATCGCAGAACCTCTGGAGCCGATTGATACCGGCATTGTTCACGAGGAGATCTAGTCCTGCCGGGTCTAGCTTGCGTGAGAGCCAGGAAGTGAGACCATCAATGCTCTGGTCGTAGTTGGTGTTGAACGCATTGTAAACGAACACATCCTCTTTTTCAAATTCCTTCAGATGGGTTGTTCCGAAAACCTTCCAGCCCATCTCTTGGAGATCGTTCTTGATATGCATGCCCAGTCCAGAACTAACTCCGGTCACCAGTGCTGTCCGCATCAAATTCTCCCTTAACCATCATGATGATTTGGATTGCTTGTACCACGTAATTGCCTAGGTCGGCAAGTGTCTCCAGCATCTGGTCTGAGTTGATCGTTGTCGGATCCTTCATCTCCCTGAACTGCTTACGGAGCCGGATGTACTTTCGATGGATGTCTCCGTAGGCAAACCATAGCGTTTCGAGTTCTTCGTCCTTGTGAAACCTGATCCGACTATCCCCGTACTCTCCGATCTTATAAGCGCGGATCATGGCGAACGTTTCGAGCAAGGTCTCGAAGTCTTCCTGCGTTGAACCTCCCATCCGTCGTCGATGATCCAGATTCAGAGGGGCTGGGCATCCGGCAAGTTTCAAAAGCTTAGCCTGTACTTTCATTAGTCAAGTCCCAGATACTGAAACGTTCGGATGCCAACTTCTTTACTCAGATGGTCTGATCCGAGTTCAAGTCTCTGAATGATCTTGGTCAGTACACCGGTTTGTTGTATCGTGTCAACGATACCGTATATGTATCGCACGCGTCGATCGTTCGAGTGACTCCTTGTAACGGACACATGCGCAATCCGGTATCCGTTTCGGATCCACTGATTGAGCTCGTCCATGAAGGCTCCCATGTCGTTGTCCTTAATGTGATAACCAACATGTCCCACGTCCACCGCGCCCATGGCAACATAGCGATGGTATGGATAACCCTGGAGGATCTTCAACAGTTCGAATTCCTTTCCGGGCATGATATCATAATTGAACGACAGATCGACGGTGAAAGCAGAACCGGCCATCTCCGGTACCGCATCGAAGAACAAAAGATCGGATACAACTCGATCGTCATGCCAAATTCGTTTCTCTCCCTGCGACCAGAATTCCTTTGCTGCTTCCATGTCCTTCACTGCGAAGGCAACTTGTTCAATGTGACGCATCCGTCCTCCTGGGAGAACAGGTTCCCCATGGATCATCTCATGGGGAACCTGAAAAATTGCTAGCTAGCTTTCTTGCTCTTTTTGCCGATCTGCTTGGTGACCTTGGACGTCTTCTTGCTCTTGGGTTCGTCGTCTTCTTCGTCCGGGACCGCAAGATGATCAATGGGGACTCGAACTTTTGCCCCACCAGCATCAAGTCGGATCAGCGCGCTCTTACCGTCCTTGCTGACACTGATTACGTTTCCAACTTGCTCCTTCCGCTTGATGGTGGCGGTTACTCGCATTCCAGATTCGAGCTCGACGTCTTCCTCCGGAGTTTCTTCTTCGTCCTCTTCTTCCTCTTCTTCATCGTCGTCCTCTTCCTCCTCCTCTTCCTCTTCCTCTTCCTCTTCCTCTTCGGAGTCGTCATCCGATTCTTCTTCAGTGTTCTCGTCGTCCTCGTCCTCTTCGGTATCTTCCAGGTCGTCCTCGTCGAGAACCTGCTGGAGATAAACGTTTTGGTAGTCACCCTTGGTAGCAAGTTTGAATCTAGCAACCGGTTTCGATTTCTCGAGATCGGTCAAGACTTCTGGCAGATCGTCCAGGTCATCTGGCATCTCGGCACCGAGCCGCACGATCTTTCTACCGAACCACATCATGTTGTCTTCCGTCTCAAGACCGTCGAAATCTCGAACCGTTTGACCTTTGTACTCCCCCTCCAAGAATTTCCAGGTCCAAGTAACCTGGAGCCTTCCCGAAGATTGCGACTCTCCGATTTCCGCACCGACCAGTCGACCGATATACCGACCGTCTTCGTACTCACCGAATGGAACGTCCTCGCTCGCTCTGGTCTTGGCTTTCATCCAGAGTTTCTTTGCCGTGCTGAGTTTCTTCTTCAGCTTGGGATCTAATTTCATGCCTTTCTCCTCTTCAACAAGGCTACCTTCTGATAGCGGTTATTGAACGCGTCCAAGAAATTCTTGTAGGCTTCTTGCGGTGACTTGCCCATGTCGATCTGATCCAGACCTTTGAAGTGATCGGTTAGCCGATGCCCCGCGGTAACATGTTCATCACCGCGTATCTGAAGAATCCGACGCTTACCTTCGTAGCTGTAGTGAGCCCAGATATCAACAACCGCGTCCAGAACTTCATGTGCTTGTTTTGGCATAGTGGAAACGATCTTGTCGTACTTGACGCCAGACCGCTTCTTGATCTCCTTCTCAGTGGAATGTGAAATGAAAATGACACCCTTCCCCAGTGACAGCAGATCATAGACCCAGTCGGTGAATTCGTCTCGACATGCGTCCCATCCCTTACCGTAACTTCCGTCAGACGGGTGGTCGATACCGAGATCCGCACAGACATACTTAACGCAAAGTTTGTAAGCTCGGTCCGTGGTGTCTACCACCACAGTCTGATAGTGTTCATCTTTCCGGAGACTACGAGTATAACCACGCGCCTCATCCCATCGGTTGATTGTATTGGCTCGGATGCGGAGAGACTTACCTCCCGGCTCGAACATCATGTGGTAAGAATTTGGAAAGCAAGCGGTCATCGTAGTCTTGCCTATTTTCTTCTCCCCGAACAGCAAGATGCTGTAGTCACCCAGTGAGGGACGTGGAGTTGAATCCTCCGTTGGCAATTCGTAACTCGGTTTACTTTTCAATGGCGATTTCTTCATGGCCGGAGATCCTCTGGATAAACACCGTTCGTCTTGATCCATTCAACAGGACCCCCGCTCATTGCTGCTTCGGAGAGAATGAAGAATGGCATTTGTTCCGGACTGTGCATGCGCGTCTTGGGTTCATAAGCAACTGGATACTTCTGGTCTGGAGGCCAAGAGTCCAAGCCTGCAAATGCAGCTTTACCCATGGCATCTGAATGGCTCTTGAGCGACGTAGAGATGATCGCCGGACATTGCATCCGGATCTCACGCAACATCAACTGGGCCACACAGTTGATTTCCCAATCCATGATGTGTTCGAGACGGTTTGCAAGGAAACCCTTCAGCGATTGGTAGTTGTAGATTGCGTGCAAGTACGTTGCCGTCCCAATGGGCAGCAATCGTCGGGCGTCCTGCCAGGGAATGCCAGCATCAACCAACGCCGCATAGATCTCCCTGGTTTTCTCGAGATGATTTTCAATGGTACGACCCAGATGGCCGTAGGGAGAATTTTCCACGAGATTGTCCAATGGTTCCAAACTCTCGAGACAACTCTCGTACTCTGAATCCTTGACACCGGTATCGTATTCTAGAATGGCGCGATGAATGGTCTCTGGCATTACCCATGGCCGATGCCGCCAGTCATTGTCGCGACCACCATGTTGCATAATCGCTGCGAATCGAGTCCGAACCAGCTGATGCGTACATGCCCTGGTGACACCGTCGATCGTGAACCAGAAAGTGATACCTTCCAGCACCTGAGGAAGTGTCTTGCCTTCAAATGCTGCCAGTTCAGATTGCAATGCGGCTCGGATCTCCGCTGGAGGATTCAACGGAGAAGAAGATTCGCAGGGATCGTCACCCCAGTTTGCTTGCAGATAACCACCCATGAGACCACCCAGTACCTCCTTCGGTCCCCAGGCATCCAATGACACCTTAAGATTGTCCGGCGCGTGAACGATCACGTTCCTTGGAGTCTCGCCACGGTGGTCAGCCCATGGTCGATGTCCGCTATCGTTGATCATGCTTTACCCCCGTTAACAGGCTGGACACGGATCTGTGCCAGCGATGACACTCGCGTTGTGTGCTGCAAATTAAACGGTCCTGGATCCCAATCCCGGTTCGGTCGAAACCAGTAGGTTCTGATTCCAGCCTCGTCGAACTGCTGAATGTATCTCAGATGATCATCGATAGCGAAAGCCACATGCTGCATTACGCCACGCTCCAGAAGCTTTTTCGCTTTGCTATCCGACCACCAGATGAAATCGTAGGGAAATTGATGTCGGTTTAACCAGTCGATCGTCTGGGAGAAGAGACTTGGGTATCGCTCGATTGGTCGGCTGGTCAGGAGGACAATACTGTAACCCGCGTTGCGGCAGCGACTGAGTAGATCAAAAGCACCCGGCATGGGAATGAGCCGTCCGAAACCGCCGGACGTTCTGAACTGATGTTTCAGCTCCTCCCAGTCCTTTTGTGGAATTCCCAATTGAGAAGCGTCAATGAAGTTTCGTCGGTCCAGAAGCTTAGCGCAAGATGCCTCGGGAAGTCTGGCATGATCCATGAGCCATCTGAGCATGCCGTTAGAAAAGTCGCAAAGCACTTCGTCCACGTCTATGACAACTGTCGGCCGATCAAGAGTCTTGATGTACTCTTCCGAGAATCGGTGCCGGACCACCGCACTTTTTTTCCAGTATTCTTCGATGAGCACGTCCGGATTCATGTCGAAGATAAGAGCCATTGACAGCCAGTACTTGAAGATGTCAATCAATTCCTCTCGGCATCTGGGAAGATCTTCCGGGACCGGAACACGTCGATGCTGTCGCCATTCAATGGCACGGAGCAACTCATCGAGCTCCGAATGCGTGCAGAGCACGAGGTACTGAATGGCTTTGTTCCGTTCCTCTCGAGTTATTGGTTTCGGGCGGACGAGCGAGTTGAACTGCTCTTGGTCGTTCCAAATTTTATGCATCAAATCACACTGGTCCTTCCATGTCTCATGCTGTTCAGATGGCATACTCTCTCCTCTCCTTGAATGCCAAAAGTTTATCATAGGTCTGGTGTACGAGCTCATTCGGTTCCCAAGTTGCATAACGACCGAAACAATAGATTCCGGCCTGACGAAGTTTCTCAAGACATTCCGCAGACACAGAAGATCGGTTGATTTTTCCTGGGTAAAGTATCGTCTTACAGTCTGGGATGGGAACGATACTTTCTAGCTGATGCGTTCCGTCCCGATAGCATTCTCGATAGTGAGGTACGGACGGATCCGAAATGTAATTGACTCGGACTTCCGTTGCTAGTCCAGTCGCTTTCTGGACGGTGACGAAGATCGGGTTTGAAGGAAAATACTCTCTGCCCCATTGACCGGCGCATCTAGATATCATTTGCGGTAATGGAATGGTGCTAATGAGTTCGTCGTAGGCTTGTTGTCGAACCGAAGTTCCAAACGTGTAACGAATGATTTTGGAGTACGTGTCAATATCAAAGATCTCGGAACCACCGAGCATTTGACATGTCGGGTAGGACAGGAGATCATAACCAACGGACACGTGGCGAAATTGCAGTCCCCAATCATCTCTCGCTTCTGTTGCCTTCCCGATTTTTTCTTTATAGGCGAGGATGGAGGCTTCTGTTGCTGGTTGCCCGTCTACGGTGGTGATGACTAGGAACTGTCGATGCCGAAACGAATCTCCTGGCAATGGTTTCCAGAGATAGTTCGTACCCCATGATCTAGTAAGACCGGACGAGTGCTTTGCACTCCGCTTCTCCAACACCAAAACGTCCGGCCACAATTGTCCCGCAAGACGTCCCGTGATCCCACCGCCGATAATGAAAGAGATCATCGTTAATAATCTCCCCTCCGACGACCACGGCTCACTGCGGCTCCGTACTTGTCTACTTGTCGACGGTTCTCCCTTCCCATGCGTCGTTCTGGACCTTCGTAGTTAGGCCATAGAATTCTGAAATCAAAATTGTAATGTCGATCCATGTGTCCTTTAGGTTCGTCACAAAGAACCAGTGCGAACATCTTGCCGCACTTGTCCATCCTCAACCCTCCAGTTCACTGAACACCTTAGGCCTTTTGAAGAAACGAGTGTAGTTGTTGTTGGCACAGATCGGAAGGAAATCGCAGGTGCCGGACTTCGACTCGCACGCACCAGTGTTGCGGTAGTGCGCCGTTTTGCCCCGCCACCATTGAACGAAGTCCCAAAGAATATCACCGAGTTGCATCCGAAACTTAAAGAGTTCCTTCGGATCCGTCGAGACTTCAAGACGGAGAAAATAGAAGTCGCGACGAGTGTCAACGTCTTCCGCGCATCGCTTTGCAAAGGCAGAAATTTGCTCACCCTGCTTCTGGCGCAACTGCGGACGGCGAATGATATTGTAAAGCACCCCAGAGATCTTATCCTTCGACTCCATGGCGAGCGAGGTGAGGTAGATCATTACCTGCTGCTCAAATCCTATTTGATCGATCAGAGATCCTTCGTTGATGCGGGACTTCGTTTTGTGCTCCATCAACCAGAGACCTTTCTGCCCGGATCGCTTGAAAACTCCATCGCGCTTGCCTCGCAGAACGACCTCTGTTTTATCCCGAAGTTTCCATGGTAGGTTGAATTCAGATTCCAACGAGACCCAGTCTAGCTTCAGGTCCTTCTCCCAGAAATCGAAGTAGATCGGCATAACAGCTTCTGAGAAGAGAAGGCACAGTTCAAAATCATTCGCACTGCGGTCGTCGGCCGTCGGATTCTCATCTACCCAAGTACGCTCGATCTTGTCTAGATATTTCTTAATGGCGATACGGTCGGGAACCTGACGATTCTTGGACTCCTGGATGTCCGTGTATGCCATTTCAAGAACCCTATGGACGACCATTCCGAAGATCAATGGAAAAGAAGTGAAGCGGGAGGACCATCCTCGTAAACCGAGTCGGGATTTCTCTCGACATGTCATCCAATTAGCAAGGACCGAATGTGTGATGCCGTCTCTGAAAGGATCATAGAAGTCGGTGAGCTTGGGTTTCACTTGTGGCTCCTGACGAAACTCTGTAGACTTTCAACCGAGAGCGAGCCTCCCGGTTCCATCTGAAGGCTGATCAGCTTCGACATATACTCTGCTCCCAATTGATCGTCATCGGTCGCGCCGACGCAGGTGATAGATGTCATGGTTTCTTTGAAAGATATGATAACTATCCCTCTCAGATCGTAAGTTGAACGGATGTACTCCGCGTCTTCTCCGTCCGGAAATTCCGAAATCATACCCTCCCTCCATTGATCCAGTCCTTGCCCAAGATCATGTACAACCCGATACCGATGGCGTCCCAATCGTCACGCACCAGATCTTTGGTCCTCTTGCGACCGAGTATCCTGCGAACATGATGTTCGATGACGTGCTTCGGCAGTTGCCCCTTCCAGTCTCGAACTGGAATCAGCAAGATGGGC